ACAAAAAGTAATAAAAGTAATACAAGATAATACAAGGTTAAAACTAACAGATCAGTCGATGCAGTTTAATTATATTACAAAAAATAATACAGATATGGTGGTTGAAATGCTGACTTTAGAATTTACAAGAGCATTTAAGGGATGTGATTTAGATGGCTAGAGCAGTATTTGGATTATCAGCCGAAGATGTTGAAAGATTACAACAGGCCATAATGAGTTATGGAGATGGGGCAGAAAAGGTAATAAATAATTACTTAAAAAACGAAGCTAGCAACATATTTACTCAAGCCATAATAAATTATATTCCTGTATCAAATCGTGATAAGCAACATGCGAAAGATAGCTCACCATTGAAAGCTGAACAGAAAGAAAATTTATCATTATATATACATACAAAAACACAATACAATTATTTGTATTTTCCACAGGAAGCAGAAGGAGTACACTTCCAAGGCAAAGTTCCGAATGATTTTATGCAACATGGGGTAGATGCTCAATATGATAACGTAGTAAACAATTTATTAGAAAAACTACAAAATAATTTTAAATAAGGAGGATTGATAAGATGGCTATATATCAAACTAATTTCGCAGAATATGAAGTCAAAGAATCATCTGTAAAATTTAATGATGCAGCAGAAAGCTCATTTAATAAACTAGGATGCGTAGGTAAATTAGATGAAGAACTAGAATGTAAAGTAGTACAAAAAAAATGTGAAGGTATTGTTGCTAAAACAAGAACAATAGGAACTGGTAATGGTACATTAACTTTATCTTTACATATTAGATATGATCTTTATGTAAAAGCATTTGGAATGGAAAGTACAGACTTGAAAGATGGGGTAGTAGCTTATGGTAGAAATAGTAGACATAAAGAGTTTACTTATGTAGCTAAAGTATTAGATGAAGATGGGCTAGAAAAGATGATAGCTTATCCAAGATGCATAATGGCTTCTGCACCAAAAGGAAGTATTGAAAATGGAGTAGAAGAAATAGCGGAAATTGAAATAGAAATATCAATAATGCCAGATGACTTTGGTAATGGTAAGTATGAAATGGTAGTGACTAATGATGTTGATGAAACAGTAAAAAGTACATGGCTAACTGCATTCACACCGGCCTTAGTAAGAAAATCAAGTGTATAAGATAAATCAAAGGTAGGTGATATATAATGAAATGTACTATGCTAGAACTAGAATTAATAGATGGATCTAAAATTGAACTAACTTTAAATTTTGCTCGACTATTAAAAGTAAAAAATAATAATAAAAAGTTATATGAAGAATATATGAAAGCTTTAGAAGGCGGTAAGGGTTTTGACCCTATCTTTGATAGCTTAAAGGTATTATATGTTGCTTACCTTTGTGCTAACTCAGAAAAATTAGGTACAGATGAAGTAATGAGCGAGGATAAATTCATTGAGATGGTACCTCCAGATATGGAGCTTATAAACACTGTAACAGCTGAATTGGTACACCCTAAAAAAAAGTAGGGTTTAGACAACCATTCATTAAAGCTACAGGAAGAGTAAATAAATCAAGAACAAGAATCCCAAAGTTTATTCTTGAAGATTGGGAGGATTATTATACATATTTTGTATTAATTTTAGGAATGAGTGAAGAGATTTTCTTTAATGTAGATTACTCTTCACTTTTATCTATTTTAGAAGATAAAATAGCATACGATAATTACATTAACTATGTAAAAGAAAAAGAATATGAAAAACAAAGACAAAGAAGAAAATAAAAGGCAGGTGATAAAATGGCTAATAATAAGGAAGCAAAGATAATCTTTAAAGCAGAAACTGCCGAGTTTACCGTTGGAATTAAAGAGATGAATAGCAATATTGGTACATTGAATAAACAGTTGAATCTTAATGCTACTCAACTCAAAGCTAATGGTGATAGTGTTGAACTTTTGGAAAATAAACAAAAGCTACTACAAGATAAACTACAAGCCAGCGCTCAAAAAATAGATTATACAAGAGAATGTCTAGAAAAAGCTAAACAAATTTATGGTGAAAATAGTGAAGAAGTAAAAAAGTGGACAGATAAGCTGATAACTGCTGAAACTCAAAACGCTAAGATACAAAACACATTATCTCAAACAAGTTCAAAACTACAAGAATTAGAGAATTCTACAAAACAATCTGAAAGTGCATTAGGCAAATTAGAATCTACTATTAGTAAACAAGAAAATGAATTAGGACAGTTAAAACGAGAATATCAAAATGTATGTCTTGAACAAGGCCAAGGTTCTCAGGAGGCTAAAAATCTAGAAAGTAAGATACAATCACTATCGGCAGAACTTAAACAAAATAAAGATGCACTAAAAGAAGTAGAAGATGCATCCGAAGAGTTGGCTAATAATTATGAAGAACTAGGAGATAGTGCGGATAATGTCACAGATATAATGAAAGGCAATTTAGCTAGTGATATAGTAAAAGATAAATTAGATGCACTTAATGATACAACTAAAGAGGTTGCAAGCGGATTGATTGAGTTTGGCGTGGATAGTGACAAGGCGCTAAATACTTTAATTACTCAAACTGGAGCCACAAAGGATGAGTTCGAATCTCTTGAAAATGTAATGCATGAAATTTATGCTGATAATTTTGGAGAGGATATGAACGATATAGCTGAAACCATGGCTATAGTTAAGCAACAAACTGGAGAAACTGGCGAAGAACTTAAGAAAACTGCTGAGAATGCATTTGTACTACGTGATACTTTTGATATGGATGTTGCTGAATCAGTACGTAGTGCTAACATGCTTATGCAACAATTTGGTTATACATCCGATGAAGCATATAATCTAATTATTCAAGGTGCACAAAATGGCTTAAACAAAAATGATGATTTATTAGATACTATAAACGAATATTCAGTACATTTTAAGCAAATAGGTTTAGATGGCGAAGATATGTTCAATATGCTTCAAAATGGTGCAGAATCAGGAACATTTTCAGTGGATAAATTAGGAGATGCAGTAAAAGAATTTGGCATACGTGTTAAAGATGGTACAGCAGATGATGCATTTAAAAAGTTAGGACTTAATGTTGATGAAACTACTGCTAAGTTTGGGAAAGGTGGAAAAGAAGCAAAACAAGCATTATCACAAGTTACAAGTGCTTTATTTGGAATAAAAGATCATATAAAACAGAATACATTAGGAGTACAATTGTTTGGTACTATGTGGGAAGATTTAGGGGCAGATGGAGTCAAGGCATTAATGGATATATCAGGTGAAGCTGATAAGTCAAAGGATTCACTAGGTCAACTAAATGAGATCAAATATAATGATTTAGGAAGCGCTATAGAAGGTATAAAAAGAACTTTTCAAGAAAGTTTAAAACCGGCCATAGATGTAGTTTTAGATGCGCTTAATGGTTTAGCTAACTGGTTTAACAGTCTACCATCTGGCATACAATCAACCATAGCAACTATAGCAGCAGTAGCAGCTATATTATTATTAGTTGGTTCTACAATTGGGACTTTAATGTTAACGTTACAACCATTGATAGGACTTTTTACTGGATTAGGTGCAGTTATAGCTGGTATATCAACTCCAGTACTTATCGTAGTGGCAGTTATAGCCTCATTAATAGCAATAGGTATAACGTTGTATAAAAACTGGGATACAATTAAAGCGAAATGTTCTGAGGTATGGAATGGTATTAAAGATACTATATCAAACGTATGGAATTCAATTAAATCCATTACAAGCACTGTATGGAACGGAATTAAGACTGTAATTTCTACAGTATGGGATTTAATAAAAACATCTATAACTAATCGTATTAATTTAGTTAAGTCTATAATCACTACAGTGTGGAATGCAATCAAAACTATTACAAATTCCATATGGAATGGTATTAAGACTGTAATTTCTACAGTCTGGAATGCAATTAAATCTACTATTCAAGCTAAGGTTAATACTGTGAAATCAGTAGTACAAACAGGATTTAATTTAGTTAAGACTTATATAATAAATCCAATTAGGTCAGCTTATAGTACAGTCAGTTCAATATTCAGCAGTATTTATAATACTATTAGTAGCAAGATTAATGCTGCTAAGGATGCAGTTGGTAATGCAATAAATAGAATGAAATCATTCTTTAATTTTTCATGGTCATTACCAAAGATAAAGTTACCTCATTTTAGTGTTAGTGGCAGTTTTAGTTTAAATCCCCCAAGTGTTCCTTCGTTTGGTATAAGCTGGTATGCTAAGGGTGGTATTATGACACAGCCAACCCTATTTGGAGGTGGAGAAGCAGGAGATGAAGCTATATTACCTTTAAATTCATTTTATAATTATCTAGATGATAAGCTTGATACAATGGCGAGAAATACAGCTATTGATTATGATAGAATGGGAGAAGCTATGGTCGATGCACTAAATGGCATTGGTATGTATATGGACAGTAAGAAAGTAGGCCGCTTAACATCAAAACCAGTTCAAGAAGATATAAGTAATAGAACAAAAAGATTAAATAGATTAGGAGGTATATAATGCATAGATATGATAATGTAAAATACAATGGCTTCAATTTATCTGAAGTATGTGACATTGAAGAAATAAGATTGCCTATATTACCTTCTAATAAAATATCAACGCTTGATATAGCATCCAGAGATGGAGAAATATACAATGGTAAGAAATACGAAGCATATGTTATAGAGATAGACATATTAATTGACTGCGATACTAAAGAAGAACTTAATGAAAAGTTAAAAGATATAAGAGATATATTTGATGTAGATGAGCC